GTGAGCTGCTGACAAGCACCACACCGTCCGAGCTGGTGGACGTCGACAAAATGCTTCCCCCGGATCGTAAAGCCTGGTTTCAGTCGGAGCGTGAACGGCTCAAGTTTCAGCAGGAAACAGGGGAGCTGATCCCGGCATCCGAAGTCACCAGGGAGTTTTCCTCCATGGCGAAAGCAATGGTTCAGGTGCTGGAAACGTTACCCGATATTCTTGAGCGCGATTGCGCCATGACCCCTGCAGCGGTTGTCAGGGTGCAGCAGGTTATTGACGATCTACGCGATCAGATAGCCCTTAGCGTTGAGCAGGCCGACTCACCGGAACAGGAGGATACGCCAGAAGAGGAGTAAGTCATGCGACAGGCCACGGCAGCGGAAGTCAGGCGTAACGCTTCCGCCATTCTCAAAGCCCCGCGCCGTATGCCTGTGGCTGAGGCGGTTCAGAAATTTATGCGCGTACCCATGGGGGCCGGTAACTCTGTACCGTGGGACCCTGCCGTCGCCCCGTATGTGATTGAGCCGATGAACTGCCTCGCGATGCGTGAATACGATGCGGTGGTGTTTGTGGGTCCGGCACGAACGGGGAAAACGATCGGCCTAGTGGATGGTTGGGTTGTATACAACATTGTCTGTGACCCGTCCGATATGCTCGTCGTTCAGATGACCGAAGAGAAAGCCCGCGAGCACTCAAAAAAGCGACTGGCGCGAACCTTCCGTGTCAGTCCTGAGGTAGCAAAACGCCTGAGCCCATTGCGAAACGATAACAACGTGCATGATCGTACTTTTCTGGCGGGGAACTATCTCAAGATTGGCTGGCCTTCCATCAACATCATGTCCTCGTCAGATTTTAAATGTGTGGCGCTCACGGATTATGATCGCTTCCCTGAGGACATCGACGGCGAGGGCGATGGCTTTACTTTAGCTTCCAAACGTACCACGACGTTTATGTCCGCCGGGATGACGCTGGTGGAGTGTTCTCCGGGGCGTGATATTCGCGACAGCAAATGGCGCCGTAAGTCACCCCATGAAGCACCACCAACGACAGGCGCGCTTTCTCTGTACAACCGCGGCGATCGCCGTCGGTGGTACTGGCCGTGCCCGCACTGTGGTGAATATTTTCAGCCTGCGATGGAGGCGATGACCGGCTACCGCGATGAACAGGATCCGGTGAAAGCCAGCGAGTCGGCCCATCTGCTCTGCCCGCACTGCAGCAGCGTTATCACCGCAGATAAAAAGCGCGATCTTAACGGGGTGGGAGTCTGGTTGCGTGAAGGTCAGAGTATTGACCGTGACGGCAATATTTCCGGTGAGCCACGGCGTTCGCGCATAGCATCTTTCTGGATGGAAGGCCCGGCAGCCGCGTACCAGACATGGGCACAGTTGGTGTACAAACTGCTGACCGCTGAGCAGGAGTATGAAGCGACCGGCAGCGAAGAAACCCTCAAGGCGGTGATCAATACCGACTGGGGACTACCGTATCTGCCGCGCTCGGCCAGTGAACAGCGACGCGCCGATGCGCTGATGCTGCGTGCTGAAGATTACGGTAAACGCCTGGTTCCGCCAAAAGTACGTTTCCTGCTGGCGGCCGTGGACGTCCAGGGTGGCAAAAAGCGGCGTTTTGTCGTGCAAATTATCGGTTATGGCGAAAACGGTGAACGCTGGCTGGTGGATCGCTACAACATCCGCCAGTCGCTACGTTGTAATGCCCAGGGTGAGGCGGAACCGATCCATCCCGGAGCCTATCCAGAGGACTGGCAACTATTGGTCTCCGATGTGCTGGAAAAAAGCTATGCGCTTCAGTCTGACCCGGCGCGCCGTATGCCGGTGCTGGCCATGGCCGTCGACAGCGGCGGTGAAGAAGGGGTGACGGATAACGCGTATAAATTCTGGCGCCAGTGCCGTCGGGATGGTCTGGGGAAACGTGTCTATCTGGTAAAGGGTGACAGCACAAAGCGTCAGAAAGTCATCACCAGGACCCACCCGAACAATACCGAACGCAGCGACCGTCGTGCCGACGCGCGCGGCGAGGTGCCGGTGTATCTCCTGCAGACCGATCTGCTCAAGGATCAGCTGAGCAACAATCTGGACCGTGAAACCCCCGGAGCAGGCTATATCCATTTTCCTGACTGGCTGGGGGAATGGTTCTACGAGGAACTAACCTACGAAGAGCGTGGAGTGGACGGCAAATGGCGTAAGCCAGGCAAGGGCCCCAACGAAGCCTTTGACCTGTTCTGCTATGCCCATTCTGTGGCAGTTCTGCGCGGGTACGAAAAAATCCGCGACTGGGAAAACCCACCGTCATGGGCGCAATCACAGGATTCCAGTTCCAACATTTTTGAAGGGGCAGCCCCCCGGGAGAAAACTGACGTGAAAGCAAAACCTGCCCGTAAAAAATCCACAAGGAAGACAGAGCGGGCTGATGCTGTTTCCAGTGGATGGCTGGGGCCATCTGGCAACGGAGGCTGGCTGTGAAAAAGAATGAAATCTTCAGAATGCTGACGCTGGTGCGTCAGGCCTATGCCGACTCACTTGACGGGAAAAGTGTCTCGTTCACTGGCGTGAACGGGCGTGCTATCACCAATCATGACCCGGCGGCGCTTCGTGCTGAACTTGAGTACTGGGAAAAGCGCTGGCGGAAAGCCTCAGGTCGCTGTGGTCCCTACAAACTCGCTAACTTTGTGTAAGGCTTCCTATGGGATTTATTGAGAAGACACTGGGTGTTGTGTCGCCAGGGTGGGCAGCTGCACGTGCGCGCAACAGGCTAAAGCTACAAGCATATGACGCAGCCGCGCCATCCCGTACACAGAAGACCCGCCGCGAATCCCGTTCGGCGGATACAGCGGTTTTTGTTGCCGGTACATCCCTGCGTGAGCAGGCGCGCTGGCTGGATGAGAACCACGATCTGGTGATTGGCCTGCTGGATAAACTGGAAGACAGGGTGATTGGTGCGCATGGGATCCATGTCGAGCCACAACCGCTTGACCTTGAAGGGAATCTTCACGCCGAATTTGCCGCGAAACTTTCAGGTTTGTGGGCAGAATGGTCTGTGCGTCCGGAGGTAACGGCCATGTTCACCCGGCCAGAGGCAGAGCGCCTTTTGTTGCGATCAGCATTACGCGATGGCGAGGTGTTTACTCAACTTGTCCGTGGATCTGCTCCGGGGCTGCAGCATTCGACCCGTGTCCCTTTTTCCCTTGAAATGCTGGAGGCCGATTTTGTCCCAATGAATCTGAACAGCACCGCGGGGCAGCAAGTAAGACAGGGCATTATTGTGAATGCCTGGGGACGCCCGACAGGCTACAGGGTTTACAAAAATCACCCGGCCAGTTTGTCCGGTATTAGCGCTGATCTGAAAACTATCAGTGCAGACAGTATGCTGCATCTTGCCATGCGCAAGCGGCTGCATCAGTTGCGTGGTGTAAGTTTGCTTCACGGTGTGATCACCCGCCTGGCAGATATCAAAGACTATGAAGAATCTGAACGCGTTGCGGCACGAATTGCGGCAGCGCTTGGGTTTTATATCAAGCGTGGTGATGCGGCTTCACTCGACACTGATGCCGATAATTCAGAGTCAGGCAACTCACGTTATTTCGATATTGCCCCTGGTGTGATCTTCGACGACCTGAAACCAGGTGAGGACCTGGGCATGGTCGAATCTAACCGTCCTAACGTTCACATGTATGAATTTCGTAACGGTCAGCTGCGTGCTGTTGCAGCCGGGACGCGTGGGAGCTATTCCAGCATCGCTCGTGACTACAACGGTACCTACAGCTCCCAACGGCAGGAACTGGTGGAAGGGTTTGAGGGCTATAACGTTCTACAGCAGTGGTTCGTGGGTCAGCACAGCCGTCCGGTGTATCGGGCCTGGCTGGCGATGGCATTGCTCAGTGGTATCGAAATCCCTGCTGATGTGGATAAAAGTTCACTCTATAACGCGCTCTATCTCGGTCCGGTCATGCCATGGATCGACCCGGTTAAGGAGGCGAATGCGTGGAAAGCTATCGTGCGCGGTGGCGCGGGCACCGAAGCCGAGTGGACGCGGGCCCGGGGTAAAACGCCGCAGGAAGTGAAACGCCAGCGGATCCGTGAAACTGAATTCAACAAAGAACATGGGCTGGTGTTCGACTCTGACGCCGCCAACGATAAAGGAGCAACTCCCGATGCAACAGCGAAAGAATCTGGCGATCGCCATTCGCCAAAAGATGATGATTAACCCACAGGCCAGTGTCGCGGGGATCGATGCCGCTAACGGGCAGTGCTGGTACGAAATTCGAGCGCAGTCTGCTGGCAGGGTGGAAATTTACCTTTATGACGTTATTGGCGGGTGGGGCATCACTGCGCAGCAATTCGTTTCTGACTGTCGCGAGGCGGGGGTGTTTGAAGCCAGCGCTATTGATTTACACATTCACAGTCCCGGCGGTGATGTGATGCAGGGGTTTGCTATCTACAACACGTTATCCCGTCTGAAAGCAAAACTGGATATCTGGGTGGACGGCGTGGCCGCGAGTATGGCGTCCATGATTGTGTGTTTGCCCGGAGCCACGGTACATATGCCGGAAAATGCCTGGCTCATGATCCACAAACCGTGGGGAGGGATCGCGGGTGATTCTGACGACATGCGCGAATATGCCGACTGGCTGGACAGAAATGAGGCTCTGATGCTGGGAGCCTATATGAACAAAACCGGAATTGAGCAGGATACGCTGGAAGCGATGCTGAAGGCAGAAACCTGGCTTAACGGGGCTGAGGCCGTTGAAAAAGGCTTTGCCAACATTCTTGAACCTGAATTGCAGGCGGCGGCCTGTGTAAACCAAAATCAACTGAAGGATTATCAGAACATGCCTGATCAGATCAAAACCCTTTTTTCGCCGCGAGCTGAAGCTCCGGCTACGCCTCCACAGTCGCCGGCATCGCAAGCGCCAGTTACATTCGGTGCTCAGCCCCAACAGCCTGAAGTACAGGTAATGGGGAATATCGATATTACCGCGCTGGCAGGACAGTTGCAGGCTCAAATGCAAACAGCCAATGCCGAGCGCGTGACCGCGGTATCTGCCGTATTTGAGGCTTTCCCGGCATTCGCCAGCCTGAAGTCGGAATGTGTCGGGGATATGACGTGTACTGCAGAGCAAGCCCGGGATAAGTTGCTGAAAGCGCTTTCTGCTGGCACCACGCCGAGCGCAGGGCCGGGTACCATTCATATTCATGCGGGCAACGGCAATCTGGTCGGCGACTCCATTCGCTCTGCCATAATGAATCGCGCCGGCTATGCCGAAGCCGAGAAGGATAATGCCTACAACGGCTACACCCTGCGTGAAATGGCGCGAGCTTCGCTTGTCGACCGGGGGATCGGTATTTCCGGCCATTCTGCACCGATGCAGATGGTGGGTCTGGCGTTTACTCACAGTAGCAGCGACTTCGGTAATATTCTGATGGATGTGGCTCATAAATCTGCCCTGCAGGGCTGGGATGAGGCTGGTGAAACGTTTGATCAGTGGACCCGCAAAGGCACGCTGACCGATTTTAAAGTTTCCCACCGTGTTGGGCTTGAGGCGTTTCAGTCACTGCGTCAGGTACGGGCCGGTGCTGAATATAAGTACATTACCCTGAAAGACCGTGGCGAGCAGATTGCTCTGGCTACGTATGGGGAGCTGTTCAGCATTGACCGACAGGCCATTATCAACGACGACCTGTCCATGCTGACGCGGATCCCACAGGCTATGGGGCTGGCGGCTCGCGCGACCGTTGGCGACCTGGTCTGGGCCGTACTGACCAGCAACCCGAAAATGTCCGATGGTAAATCGCTATTCCATGCAGATCATGGCAACCTGGTTACTGCTGACCTGTCAATTGAAGGTCTGGATGCGGGACGTCAGGCGATGCTGATGCAGAAGTCGGGCGATCGCCGCCTGAATATTCGTCCGGCGTTTATGCTGACGCCTGTTGCTATTGAGTCTCGCGCCAATCAGCTGATTAAGTCGGCAAGTGTGCCAGGGGCCGATGCCAACAGCGGGATCGCAAACCCACTACAGAACTTTGCAACGGTTATCTCTGAAGCCCGACTGGATGACAAGAGCTCAACTGAATATTACCTGGCTGCGGCGCAGGGACGTGACACGATTGAAGTGGCGTATCTGGATGGTGTGGATGCGCCTTATCTGGAGCAGCAGCAGGGCTTCACTATCGACGGCGCTGCCTTTAAGGTTCGCATTGATGCCGGGGTAGCACCTCTCGACTGGCGGGGGCTGGTCAAAGTCAAAAACGCGTAAAAGCCACCTTCTCAGGTGGTTTTTTTATATCCACAGGCGGCGATGCCGCCTGCTTATCAGGAGCACAAACATGGCAAAGAACTTAAT